CAGAGTGTAGACGAGCACGATAAGCAAAGCGAACGATGGAATGGTGTACTCAATTTCGTTTGTATAAATTGAGTACGCCACTATTGTAACCGTGCAAAGAATCGCGAGACGAATTAGAATGTCCATCGTTTACCTCCGCCCGCATAGATTGCCGATGCAAGCTCCTTCATCAAAGAAGACTCTTCCCAATTGTTCTCGTCGCGGTCGATAACGTTGCTAATCAAGGAACGCTTCTTTTCCACAAGCTCGGTTAACCATTCGTCAATCGTGCCGACCGATATCATATAGGTAACGTTGACGTGTTCCGCTGTCGAACCAAAGCGGGTAAAGCGTGTTTCGGCCTGCTCTTCATTCGCTGGATTCCATTGGCGCTCAAGCATGACCGCGTCTGAACAGAACTGCAGATTGAGCCCTTCGCCTGATGCAAGTGTAGATGCGATGAGAATCCTGGAGTTTGGGTCTTCCCTGAACTTGGTCACGACATCGGTACGCTGGTCGGCATCTAATGATGCCTTGAGGTGCAGGCATTCATTCCAACCGCCTTGCTTCGCCCACGTGTCGAGAACCTCCTTCAATGAATCAAGAGTTTCTTTGTGATGACCGAACACGACAATTTTCCTGTCGGTTGAAAGAAGAAAATCCGTGACGTGTTCGACGCAGGGACCGATTTTCGCCATGCCCGTGATACGACGCATGCGCGCAAAGAATCCGAGGATATTCGTATAGTCCGATGCGTTGGGCTCGCCGTCTTTGGAATCCATGAATTCATCGAATTCCCTTTGAATGTCGCCATACGCGCGGCGCAATTCTTTATTCTCCATTTCGGTGTTAAAGAAACCTCGACGGATGGTCGGCAATTCGGGTGCGACTTCTTCCCTTGTTCGTCTAATCATAATCCCATCCAAAGCATCGTAGAACTCCGGCTTCGCACGGATGATGTGATACTGGCCTTGCGCATCCGTCCAGAATTCGAAGTAACGACGCATCATGATGTACTTGCTCGGAAACTTGGTTGGAGCAATCATATTCAGAATAGGGAAGAATTCGTCTGCCTTATTCTTAATAGGCGTGCCCGACATGCCGATGATGTTCTGAATGCCGACTTTCTGTATCAAAAGTCTTACGGCGTTCGTACGCTTTGCGTCTTCATTCTTGATGTATTGGCATTCATCAAGCACGATTGTTTTGATATGCGCGAACTTCTTCGCTGCATCGTCCGAATTCATGCGGGCGAGCGTGTCGTAGGAAATGATATTCCAAGGGAATTTGAATACCTTTTCCTTCGATGAGTCAATCGTTTGAATCATGATGTCGTCGGTGACATCGAACAATTCAATTTCGTATTGCCGACGCAGGCCCGCCTTAACGAGAAACAAAACGGGAATAACTTCCGGATGCAGGAATAGGGCAACGTTCGTTTGAATCGTCTTCCCTAATCCCATTTCATCGGCGATGATGCATCGGAAGGATGTACGCTCGATGAATTCAATTCCCTGATACTGAAACGGAAATGGCTTCTTGCCAGTGCGCGTCGTGATATCGCGTGAGACGTACTTAACCTTGACGATGGAAGAGTGACCACATTCCAATTTGATTAGGAATGAGTCTTTGCTGAGTTGTGTCTTCTTCTTTTCAATCGCGGGTAGTCCGCAATACTTGCACAATTCGATAAGCTTTGCCATTGGTTGCTCCCTGAGTTGAAAGAACTACAAAGTCTAGAATTCTGGTAGAGCATCTAAAACCTGGAGAGTGTTAGATGCTCAGCCCGAACGCTAGCGTGCGATGCTAAGGTGCGGTGCGAACCGTCGATGGTAATGCTGTCGTGCATGTTGCGAACTCTAGCCCGTGAGCGCGGCAGTATTCGTGAATAGCATCGATGGATTCAAACAAGACGACTGAACAGCTTGAATTGCAGATTGGCGTGACACGCGCGCCATAATTGCATGACACCTGCACGAACATCGATGGAACGCAGGATGCGTGTTGCTCAGATTGGAACGTGCGATGCTTTGCTTCGAAGAATCCGATATACATTGTCTAATCCTCTGCTAAAACTTGGTCAGCGGCTGATGTGATGATACGTAGTGCATCGCTGTCTGCGGCAAGGGAACCGACAGGACCATATTTCGTGCTGTATCGGTACCCGATGTGATTGGCGATACTGCCAAGTATTCTGAGTGTTTCAAGCTTTGAAAGTAGCATTGTCTAATCCTTTTGAATGAACGATGCAGGAATGCGCCAAGCGAATTGAATGTTGCGACGCAGGCCAGACTGGAAAGCGTAAGGGCCGTCTGAGTGTACGCCGTTGCGAATGGCATAGATGTGACCACGGATGCAGATAATCACGTTATCGCATGGCAAAACTTCATGCGTCAAATTGATTAGGTCATCAATCTGACACAAGCCGAGTTTCCGATAGACGGGGAGCCAATCGGACGTATACGCGCCACAGTTATTCTTGCGACCTGCAGCCGCGAGAAACAAATAGCACATATCGTAATCGATGCCGGATGCTACGTGGAGCGCGCGAACGGTGCAGTCTCGTTTAAGATGCGATGCGCGCCCTTCGATGCCGTATGTTGACATTTTCTTTCCTAGGATTTTACCGGGCTTGAAAACCTGGCGTTCCAAGTGAATTGAAAGTTAATCTTTTGCTTTGAAGGCGTCCAGCATCGCTTGAATCGCTGGATTGGACTTGGCTGCGGCATTGAGCTTTGTCACCAGCCTATCCTCAATCTTAGGAGCGCGTGCTTTCGGAACGTACCCTTTTCGATTGAGGAGCGTATTGTGCAGGCGATTGTATGCCGTGCTTGAAACACCCTCGGGCACGCGCTCTATCAAAGTTTCCAATTCGTCGTTCGTCTTTTGCGACAAGCGGCGATGCATTTCTTCCGATGCCTTGTTCATTCTGAGCATCAGCTCGCGCGAGGCCTTTTGATAAGCGTCGATGCGATTAGAAATCTCGACGATAGACAATTCCTGGATGCTGGACAACTCATCCGTCTGTATCGCCCGAATTGTTTCTGAGTCGAATATCGTATCCATGTACCGGGTCTCCAATTCTTAATGCGTGATAACTAATCACGACGTGACGAAAGGCAAAGAATGTCCACTTCTGAGGACAAAGTGGGCGTAGAAGTATACCCTTTATACTACAGGATGCCGCTAGGACCTAACGTTATTCTCACTAGAGATACACTCGGGCTCAGGCGCGGCAAGTGCCACGTTCGCCTGCACTTGCGGGGATTGCGGGCTCAGGTACCCTTCCCCTGTCTACCCTGCTATAGACCCCGTATGTAAGTCTTACATAGGGTGTGTAAAGTTTACATGATTAGTTATTCCTTATTTCTATTATTCTTCTTATTAAAAAAAAAAAAATAAAAAAGAAAAGAATAAGAACAGCCACTAAACTAAAAGAATCCAAAATATTGGATGTCACCTTAGGAGGACATCGGGAGCCCGGTACGTATAGACGGGGAGGGGGAGTCAAGGCTTATCGTCAAGCTAAGTGCTTCGACTGCAAGGGCTTAGCGTTAAATGCCCTGCGTGGAAACGTAGTGCGCCTTGCGTGCTAGTTTAGTGAGCCCTTGGTGTTTCCTTGGTGTAGATGTAAGGTGTTTTGTGGAATTTCGGGCTGTGGCTACCACTAATAACTCATTCTCAACAGCTCAATCCAATAAGCCGAATTCTCGAGTTTCATAGTCCACCCAGAAACCTGGATTTTATGGTTCCGAATACCGCTTAATGGGTCCAATACTGCGCTCCCCTCAAAATTGGCGAACGCCAGGTTTACGGCATCCTGAAAATTTTAGGGCTCAGTACGTATCAATGCGCGTTCGGAAGGGCTCAGGGCGAGCGTATGTGAGCGTAGGGCTCAGGGTATGGCGGGAGGATACGTATAGACGCAGAAAAGCCCGGCACCATGTAGGCTACCGGGCTCAGGTACGGACCGAACGAACTAGATGCTAGGCTGCAGCATCGTTCTTCGCGAGTTCCAACAGCATATCGAGGTACGCGGGATTCTTCGCCACCTTGGCCTTGATGGTGTCGACGTCCAGCTTGAGCCCGCGCGCAACGCGAGCAATGACCTGAGCCATCTTCTTTTCAGGTCCAAGGATGGAATCGCGGACGTAATCCTTGCCCGCGTTCCTGATGCTGTCGTTGCGCGCACCAAGGGCAAACTTGGCGAGTTCAGCCTGCGACCCACCGAACAATGCGAGAATCGCCTCAAGCGGATTCTCCACGCCATCCGCGAGCGCGTACACCGTGACCTTGACTTCGCCCGACCGCTTGCTGTCCTTGTCGGACGCCACGACTGAGACAACTTCGGACGTCAGGTCCGCATGCGTGACTTCGGGCTGGTCGAGAATCCCGAAATCCTTGTGGTCGTCGAACTTGGTTGCTACACGTGCCATGTCTTTGCTCCCTGCTAGTGGCCGGTGAATCCGGCATACCTGCCTTTATACTCAGAACGCCCCTGCAGTGCAAGGACCAAATAGAAAAGGCCTACCGACGATTGGCAGGCCTTGTTCCGTTGCTCCCTGAGTTCGTGCTAGATGTCGTCCGCGTTCGCTTGCGCGCATTCGTCGCACGCTATCATCATCGCGCCTTGTTCATCACGCACGTCCCTAGCGTAGGCGTCGGGGCGATAGCGGACGGTTGTCTTAACTTTGTGACAATGCGGGCAAAGTGCTTGCTTTTCCATAATTCTATCCTTGGTAAGTTAAATCCAGGTTTCTGGATTAGTAGCCTTGAGCCACTATCCGGGCATTCATTCGGCGGGTATCGGCAAGGATGACCCGCAAGGCTCGCGCGAGGTACATAGCGCGAACGGCGCGCCTGAACTCCCTACGGCGTATAATGCGCTCCCGATTGGCTGCAATGGCCTTCCGGGTCTGCCAATCGGCAAGGCGTTCAAGGTGCGCGTTCAGGTAGTAGCGTTCCCTAGTGGTCATAGCCGTTCCATTCGTGGTCAAAGCTCGACTCCCGAACGTCTGAGCAAGTGTCGCACACGTCGAACTCACCCGAGGGCTGGTAGCAGTCGACGCAGAGTCGAATGGTTCCCTTGCCCCCGCATGCGTGACAGACGTTACGGGTATCGTCGGCTCCATTGGATGCGACAACTCCCGAGCCACAGCACACAGCACAATTCGTTTCCATTAGCGTAGGCTCGACTGGCGCAAGGCACGACGGCCATGGTTAGCGGCAAACATCGCATCCTCAACTACTAGCGCGACATAGAATGCCCATCGGTCAGGATGTACCTCGGCGAGGTATTCCAAGTGACGCACACACGCCTCGCCGTATAGGGCGGCGAGTTCGTGCTGCGTGGCGCGTGGTCCGTAGCTACCGTCTTTGTTAATCATTAGCAGGATGCTCCATTCGGGTAGAGATAACGCAAGGCGTAGCGTGCAGCGGTGCGAGTGGCGAATACAGCCGCTCGCGTAGCTGCGCCTGCGTGCGCGTCGTTTGTAGCGCGGAGGGCAGAGTCAATGAAACGGATGGCAGACTCACCGTATGTAACGGCGGCGCACTCAGGCAACGAACGTGAGACAAGCATTAGCGGGCTCCCTGAACTAGCAAACCATTGACATAGATGCACACCTGAACGCCATTGCACAGGACCTTAGCAGACGGCAGGGAAGCGGCGAGCGTATCGGCAGCGGCGAGCGTAGCGACGCGGTGCGTCGTGAATGGCTCAAAAGAGTAAGCCATCGCGGGAGTGCGGACAACATAGGTATCGGCTGCACACTTGGGCAAGGGATGTGAGGTAATGGTCATATGGTCAGAATATCAAACCACGGGACAGAGTCAAGGGAATAGAAACGATTCGAGCCCGAGGTACATGTTTATTTTCTCGCATGGCGAGCCCGAGGTACTCCCCCCATACCCTTACGCGCGTGAATTGCCCCAAAACCTGGACATTATATCATTCGATAGCATAGGGGCATGGGCGTCCGCAGCGGGTCCCCCAGCGCGCAAAGTTAAAGGCGCTCGACATCACTCTGCGATTGGGAAAATATAATTTTCAAAATAAATTGGGTCCCATAAAATAGGGTCCCATATTTTCAAATTAATTTAAAATTAAAATAATACATGGTAGCCAAGCACCTCTTGACCTCTATATATAGCGCGCACCGGACCCGAGCCTTGCACTTTTCCCCTTGACTGTCAAGTGCTAGATGTGGTACAACAAGGCGGTCAAGCCACTAGTTCAACATCAAGTGGCTACCACTTGGAATAAACGGGGAGGTGTACAATGCATTTCTTAAACAAGGAAACCTTAGCACACCACCTCGACCCGAAACATAATTATTTATTACGCACTGCGAACACTTTTGCCGATGCTTCAATCGAAGTCCAGGAATCGACGAGTGGAACGACGCTCGTTGTCCAAGCGAAGGAATCTATTGGTCGTGGCGCAAACACGAACATTCCAGATTTCCTCCGGACTACGATTGGTCTTTTGGCAGCAAGTGGTGAAGTAAAACAAACGGATATTGCTGAAGCGTTTCATGTTAGCAATTCCACCGTTTCTCAGGCGAAGAATGGTCGGACGGGCGATGGATACGTCATTCCTGAACTGAAAAGGGAAACAGATAAAACAAGGAACGCAACGCGAGACGACATCGAAAAGCTCGCACTATCCCGCACCTTAGCTACGCTTGGTATCTTGACGGAATCGGATATCGAATGTTTAGGTGCGAAGGATAAAGCCGACGTTGCTATGAAGCTTTCTAAGGTTGCTGATAACATGCGGCCTAAAGATGTTACTTCAGATAACCGCATTCAGGTGGTTATCAACGCACCGCCTGTGCGTGAGAAAGTTCATTACGACGTAGTTGAAGTTGGATAAGATTAACAAAGCTAGCGAACGCTTAAGGCAGGGCATCATAAAATGCTTCCGCGATATCCTCGCAAAGAGCACCCCATATGATGTAGCGTTCGTTAGCCCTTTTGGGGTGGGCACTTATTATTCAATCGATTCCGTAAACTAGACAATGGAAACGTTGGACTTAGGAACGGGCGCCAATCGAAAGAATCTCCCTTGTGCTTGCCCCATTTTCACATCTAAAGTTTGGGCAGTTTTAGTGAGGAAAATGTAGAACCACCCTAGAGTTTGCTCCCCTAGCGTGGTAAGAACATGCCCCTTAGACTAACTGCCCAATTCATATGGAAGATACGCTAACAAAGCCGCAAGTTGTTGAATGGACTCCTACACGTAAACAGGAGACATTCACAACGTTGCCAGATGATATCTTCGAAGTATTGTACGGCGGTGCCGCAGGTCCGGGTAAGACTGAAATCCTCTACATGTTGCCGTTGATTCGTCAGTGGCATCTGCACCCTCGATACAAAGGCCTCATTCTCAGAAGGACATTCCCTGAGTTAGAAGCTGAAATCATCATCCGTTCACGCCCTTGGTATGAATCAACGGGTGCGAAATACAATGAACAAAAGAAACGATGGACCTTTCCAGCCGGTGGATACCAGGCTTTTGGACACGCCGAACATGAAAAGGACATCACCAAGTACGATGGAGTCGAATACAACTACGTTGGTTGGGATGAGCTAACTCACTTCACCCAATATCAATACTTGTATTTGGTAGCTAGCCGAGTTCGGTCGTCAACGAAAGAACTACCAGCGATTACAAGGGCCGGTTCGAACCCCGGTAATATTGGACATACATGGGTCAGAAATAGATTTGTTGACCCTGCACGAGAAGGCTTAAAGATTATCGTTGATAGGAAGACCGGGCTCAAGCGGTTTTACCTACCAGCGCGGGTCGAAGATAATAAGCATCTTCTCGAAAACGACCCAACGTATGTTGCTAAGTTGGAGATGCTACCAACTGAAGCAGAGAAGCGGGCGAAGAAGTATGGAGATTGGTACACGTTCGAAGGACAGGTATTCAATTTCCGATTGGAGCCTTTGCCCGACGAACCTATTAACGCTCGTCACGTTATCGAACCTTTTGCCATCCCATTCTGGTGGCCTCGTGTCGCGGCTATCGATTGGGGCTTTGCAGCGCATGTATGGATTGGTTGGGCAGCAATTGCTCCCGATGGACGAGTTTATCTCTATCGTGAATATTTTCAAAAGCGGAAGATGATTGCGGAGTGGGCTTCTGAGTTTAAGAGATTATCAGCAAATGATAACCTTGAGACAGTTGCACTCGACCCCTCTGCATGGCAGAATCGTGGCGTTGAAACTATCGACCAGCAATTCACGCAGTATTCAGGCTACGTACCTGAACGTGCAATTAACGACCGAATTGGGGGCAAGCTTCTACTACACGATTATCTTAGGTGGACACCCAAACCAAAGTCTAGAGACATTGCTGGAGCTTTTAACTCAGAGCTCGCATCAAAGCTACTTAGAAACTATGGGCAGGACAAGTATAATGAATATGTGAAGTTCTTTGAGGAAGAGCCTGAAGAGACAAATCTTCCCCGACTTCAGATATTTGAGAATTGCCAAGCGGTCATCGATGCTATTCCGAATTGCGTGTACGACCCTGCGAATCCTGAGGACGTTAAAGAATTCGAGGGCGACGACCCATACGATGGCGTGAGATACCTTTTGCAGGCGTGCTCACGGTACAGGGATTCGAGCAACAGAGCAGCGAGACGTTTTGACCACATGGCACGGATGGAAAAGTTCTACGGCGAAGGACAGAAGCGTGGTGATATGACTCAGTTTTATATCCACGCACGCGATGCCGAGAGCAAAGTCGTTCCTTTTAGCGTTCGGCCGAGAAAACGATGATTCAAATTTGGTGGGCGCTGTTAAGATTCCTCAAGGTGATTTTTGTTCCACCTAAGTTCACTGAGCTAGAGGAATACTTAACTCGTCAGGTGAGCTTTCTTGAGTCACAACTTGCTAGGGAACGTGAGCGGTGCGATGAACTATCCCAACGTATAATGTTCCCTGATACGCCACAGATTGAAGAAATCCAACGTGGCCCGCATACGTTGGATGCACAAGTAACTAAAGAGCAAGCGGAGCGTAAACGGCTTTCTGACTTAAGTAAACTTCGATGGCAGGAACACATCGAACGTCAGGAAGCAAGAGCGGCCGAGTTAATGAAACTCGATGATGCTCGTGCAAAGGACGCACGTAATGAAACAGCAAGTGGACAATCGTCCTAATGGCAAGCCTTCAAAGCGCCTGAAAAAGGGTACGAAGGATGCCAAGGGTAAAATGACAGCGGCAGCATCGAGAGAAATGGGAAAGCTGAAGATGCCTGTCGAATCAATCCTTGGGCGAACGTCCAAGAAATCATTACGTAAGCCCGGCGTGTTTACCAAAGGAGCTTGACATGTACGATGTGAATGACATCTGCGGAATGGAAAATCGTAGGCAAGAGGTTGCAGTTCGCGCTGGCGTGGCTTTACGAGTTGCAAAGGCTGAACCGTCAATCTTCAAGGACATGCAGGTCAAGTTCTTTGAACAGATTGCTCCAGAGGTTATGAAGGAATTTGGTGAGAAGCTGCAGGATACCAAGTTTCCTGGATATAACTTCGGTGCAACGCTTCATGACGTTGCCAAGTTATCAGCAGAGCAGCAGGCAAGCGAGGAAGAGATTGCAGCGGAACTCGATAGGCTCGCAGCTGAATCTGCTGCAAACGAATTGCAGGTAACGCGTACTTCAACCGGACAGCCAAAGGTTGATGAATCTGGAAACGTCGTTCCTCCAATTCAGTCTGAAGTTCCTGAAGGTGAAGTTACGAAGAAGGTAGCTAAGCCAGTTGCTCCGGTTGTCGTTGTTAAGGACGAAAAGAAGGATAAGTAAATCATGGCCTCAGATTCTCGGGACGATGTGAAGGATGAAGTTGAAAAGGAACTCGGAACGAGTATCCTGAACATCGCCCGAGGATTCGAGCGTGAGCATGAACTCATCCGAGACGACCATCTTTTGTTAAAGAAGAAGGGTGAGTATTTCTTTCGTGGTCATCAGAGGCTTTATTATGACTACCAGGCTCGCGACTATCGTGCGTTCCACGAATCCCCAGATTACCAACCCGACGAAGACGAGCCGAATCGCGTTTTTAATGTTTATCGAGCGCATGGTGAAGCGGTTATTGCAGCCCTCACCATCGATGTCCCAGCGGTAAACTTTCTGCCCGATGATACAAAGAATGCGAACGACATCGACACTGCAAAGAATTACTCTGCAGCGTCTCTCCTTATTCAGCGGCATAACGATGTCGAGTTGCTCTACTCCTACGCAGTTTATCTTGCATGGGTTTCACCGCTCGTTGCTGCGTATCATTATCTAGATGCTGATAAGGAATACGGTACCGTTGCAACGCCTCAGTACAAAGATAAAACTGAGACACACATCAAGTGGGTATGTGGTCGATGCGATGCTAAACTTGATGATGCAGTCATCGTTTGTCCCGAGTGTAGTTCAGAAGACGTTAAGAAAGTAGAGACTGAAGAGAAAGTCTCCGCCTTCGTTGGGATGGAAGATGTTGCAAAGTCGAGAATCAAAATCAAGATTTATGGTGTGGACCATGTGAAGGTTTCACCATACGCGCGTACGCAGGGTGATACGCCTTATTTGATTTTAGAGTTCGATGAGCATGTCACGGAAGCAAGGGCAAGAACTGGCCGAAACATTGCAGGCCATTCCGATATCTCAAGCTACGAACGTTATTCCCGTGACCCACAAGGCTATGAGAATGACGACGCCAATCGCGTCACTACTCAGTGCGTATGGCTTCGACCATGTGCTTATTATTACGATTCGGTCGAACTCGGCAAGGAGCTTGAAAAGAAATTCCCCGATGGACTATACGCCGAAATCATCGGTGAAGAAGTCATCGAAGTCCGGAATGAAAAGTTAGATGACGTCTGGACAATTTGGGAATCCCCGGTTAGTTCGCATCTGCACATGAATCCTATTGGTCAGCCATTGTTTGACCCACAGGAAGTGCAGAATGATATTGTGAACTTAACAGTCGATACGATGGGGCAGGCGATACCTGAGACGTTTGCTGACCCTCAAGTATTAGATTTCGACCAGTATTCAAAAACCAGGCGAAAGCCAGGAATGGTGACGCAGGCCAAAGCATTAGCTGGCCGTGCGATGGGTGAGGGGTTCTTTACTACTCGAACCGCCACGTTATCACAGGAAATTGATAAGTTCGATAGTAAGGTTCAGCAGTATGCGCAGCTCTTAGTCGGTGCATTCCCTTCAATTTACGGTGGAACGATTCAGGGTGGTTCGAAAACATACGCTGAATACTCGGCCTCAAGGCAACAGGCGTTACAAAGATTATCACTCATTCACAAAGCTGCAACACGATGGTGGGCAAAGGTCATGCAGAAATGCGTGCCCATCTATGTTGATAGCCTGTTAGAAGATGAGCGATACACCGCACAGATTGGGCCGGGTGAGTTCTTAAACTTAACCATTCAAGCGGACGCGCAGAGTGGGCGCATTGGACACGTTGAGCCAAGTGCAGGCAATCAGCTTCCAATGTCATGGGGACAGCAGCGTGATATTATTATGGAGCTGTTGAAGATGGGCTCCGATGAAATCAATGCTGTTCTCTTTAGTCCTGAAAATACGCATATGCTTGTGAGGTTGAGTGGTCTGCCAGATTTGAAAATTCCAGGCGACGAGAGCCGAACCAAACAGTTTAGGGAAATTCTTCAGATTATTTCGTTGGGACAAGATAGTGATGATATGGGTCCGATTAGTGCAACGGGTGAAGTTGTTAGCCCCGTAAAGGTTGACCCAATTGTTGACGACCATGCGGTCGAAGCTCAGATTTGCAAGGCCTTCCTACAGGGAAGAGAAGGACAAGACCTTAAACTCAATAGTCCTAAGGTCTATTCGTTAATTCTTGCACATCATAATGAACATGTGCAAGCTATGAACTCCGGAGCGCGTACTCCAGCATTAGGTAATGCACAGTCTGGTCAACCAAGTTCAGGTTCACCAACACCGCCACCTAATGTGAATAGCCCAGCTCCGATGGAGCCGTAACAAATGGCACAGCCACCGATTGAAGATACACGTTCGAATGACTTAGCAATTCTTCGTGGCGACGACGACGAGCCTGCAAAGGCTGAAGTTGTTGAGGAAGTTGATTCTAAGGAAACTGAAGATTCAGAAGATGATGACGATATCATCTTAGATGACGAGGAAGAATCTAAGCCTGACGAGGACGATGAGGATGACGAGGAGAAGGAATCAGAGGACGACGAGGAAGACGAAGAATCGGATGAGAAGATTGGCACTGGCTACGGTAAACCTACGTACAGACAGCTCGTCGCCAAGTATCCTAAACTCTTCAAAGACTTCCCAGGACTCAGGTCAACCTTCTTTCGTGAGCGAGACTATAGCAAACTCTTTCCCACTGTCGAAGACGCTAGGGAATCGTACGAGCAGCTGAATAAACTCAAAGCTGGGGAACAGCGTATTTCACAAGCAGACCCCGGAGATTTTATTGAATTGCTGGGCGAGTACGATGTTAACAAGCAGCGGAGTTTCATACAAAACTTCTTGCCCGCTTTGTTATCAAAGAATCGCCCGGCATTCCAAGCGGTAACTGAGCCTGTCATCAAGCACATGATTAAGAGTGCGTTTAATGATGGCAAGCGGAATGGGAACAACAATCTCATGAACTCTGCACTGAATGTTCACGAATGGATGTTCGGTGATGATAAGATTGATGCGCCTACTCCGCGGATTCAGCAGCCAACGAATGAACAGGACCCTGAGAAGGAACGACTCAGAGCAGAGAATCAGGAAATTCTGAGGGGGCAGCATCAGAATTTTGTTGATTCCATCTTAACGAACTCAAGCAAGACAATTACGAACATCGTTCAGAAGAACTTACCGGATGAAGTCAGTCCGTTCTTAGGTCGCTCGATTACGCGTGATGTTATGGACGAACTCGCAAGCGTCCTTCGAGATGACCCCGCTCATCGTTCCAATATGGAACGTTTGTTAAAGCAGGCAGCTTCAAATAGATATTCGACGGAGTGGAAGGACAGGGTAGCATCCGCGTATCTGTCACGCGCAAAGTTAGCACTCCCAACCATTATTAAGAAAGTTCGCTCCCAAGCTCTTAAAGGAACTAATCTCAAGGCTCGTCCTTCGGTACACAAGCGTGCGACTGGAACTGATTCAAAGGTTTCAGCACGCGCAAACAATGTGAACAAGGACGCAGTCACTGCGGTTAAGACCGGAAAGATGAAGGAGATTGACTTTCTCAACGGTTAATGATTTATTAGACCGGGAGAAAACGCGTGGCGACACCCCTGAATCCGCAGAACGTAGCTGATACACTTGCAATTCAGCTCGAAAAGATTGAGAAGAAGATTGAGGTCCTCTACGAGATTGAGGACACCTTCTATTCTCAGGTCGAAAAGAGCACCGATGCAGTTCCCGTTAACACTCGGGATATGAAGATTCCACTCCAGTTTGCACCGGGTGGATACTTTGGACAGTACAATCCTGACGGTGGCAATCTTGGACGTGGCTCTGGGCCACACTACGAGAATGCCGTCATTCCAATCGTCGATTTCCGTTATGCACTGGAATGGACGAAGAAGGCGGAATGGGCAACGCAGGGTGATGCAAAGGCTATCATCAGCGTGTTCAACAAGAACATGGCATCTGCAATGCCTCACTTCCGTGCGCACATGGATTCTATGTGCATGACGGGTGGAAACGGCGTTCTCGGAACCGTTACTGCTACGTCAAACGCAGGCGGCTTCGATACGATTGTTCTCGATGTTGACTTCGGTGTTAAGCTTTTGATGGAAGGTCAGAAGATTAACCTGTATTCGTCAGCATTAGCACAGAAGACGGTTCCGGGTGATGAGCCGGAGATTGTTTTCCGTGATGTCCCAACGAAGACCATTCGAGTCGCTACGATTCCGGGTGGTGTGGCTGTTGGCGATAAGATTGTGATTGAAGGTGTTTCAGGTGCATCTCCTGTTTCACTTTTGGGCGTACCTTATCACGTAAGTAACTCAACAGCAGGCACGTGGCTTGGTTTCACGCGTTCAACAACGCCTGCTATCCGGGCCTCAAGAGTTGATGCTGGTGGTTCTGGCTTATCTTTACCCTTCCCGAGACTTGCACTTAATCTCTTAGGAGATAGGTCAGGCTCCATGAAGAAGCCGAACATCAAAGCATGGATGCATCCGGCTCAGGCTGCCGCTTATGAATCCTTAGGTATGCTGGTTACGACCATCGATAAGGATTCGGGCGGTTCGCAGGGAATGGATTTGTACTTCGGTGGAAACATGACGATGGCTGGTGTGCCTATCCAGCAGTCGTTCAAGT